AGATGTGACTGTAAATGTTGCACCTTCAGCAGAGGCAGACCCAGATAAGCCAACACCACTAACTGCACCTGCGGCAACATAGTTACCTGTTGTATCCGTCCCCAATGCAACGGAATCTGCTGCTACTGAATTAGCTGTTGTTGCAGTTGTAGCAGTAGTAGCGTTACCAGACAAAGTAGCGGTAATTGTTCCAGCAGAAAAATTACCACTTGCGTCACGAGCAACAATTGTACTTGCTGTATTTGCATCCGTAGCATTAGAAGTCACTGTAAAGGTTGCGCCTTCTGCACTAGCTGAACCAGAAAGACCCACACCGCTTACTGCACCAGCAGCGACATAGTTGCCAGATGTTTTTGTGCCAAGTGTTACCGCATTATCAGCAATACCGCCTGTGCCGATTTGTGGCCCTTCACCTGTCGTCCCATCGTGGCTATGTCCAGTAGTTTCGTTAAACGCAGACTGGATTGCATCAAACTCGCCATCAAGGTCAGAGGCGTTGATTACATTCCCGTCTGCAATATTGTTGGCGGTATCATTACGAGTGTAACCTGTACCCATAATTATCTCCTTGCGTTGGTTGTATACTGCAATGTAGCAGCGTCAATAGTAAATACAGCATCAGTATTTGCACCAGTTGTTTCATACAATATTGAAACTGTAAATCCTGAACCTATTGTTTGCACTTCATAGGTTGCCTTTTGTTTGACTCCGAATAACGAAGTTCCATAAATACCTGACCCATAAGTAATTGATGCAGCCGCATCACTAGACAAAATAGAATCTGGTTGTATTGAGTCAGGTTGGTCAAAATCAAACTTGAGGGAAAACTCAAGGTCAAAGTCACCATTTACATCCAGATAAGTTGTTCCTTTATAGATTGTCTTCCTAACATTCGGGTCGCCCAAAGGAACAAATGGTGTGGCAAATGTCGCTGGAATATCTGTTCCATCAAATGTATTGCCCTGCTCCATCTGATATACATATCCATCTGCATTAGCAAAGTAGATACGTTCTGCAAATCCATCATACTCACTGTATGTCACATAAGCATTAATGCCCCGCATGTCATTGAAGGCTATACCTTCTTGCAGCTGTGTAGCACCAATACCTTTTGCAGAATCATTAGTGTAACCACTATTATATCCAAACAAACGATACTGACTTTTTTCACGAATAACTGTGCTATTAAAACCATCAGGGCTACTTGTAATTAGGTCAAGTATTTCAACCTGAATAGTTTTTGATACGGCAGCAAGGCTAAAGTCACCGATGCGGTCTGTTGCAGAAAAGAGGCGAAGTCCATCTGGACCAAGAAATATAATGTCACCGCCAATTTCCTGAATGGTATCTTCCGCAACACAACCCAAGTCACGGGACACTGGTTGCATTACAAAATCAGCTACGCTATTACCGTTGATTACATTAATGCTGCTTTCACTGAATACGATAAGCTGTTCACGAAAAACAATTAAACCTGTAATTGTATCCGCTACGTTAATTATACCACCACCGTTAGCAACTGTAAAGTCATCATCTTCATATGGAGCAGAAAAAATTATCTTTTTTCCATTACCAAGCACGATGTGGTTTTTAAAGTTAACAACAAAACTTGAACCAGATGTATCAGCAGACAGTGATGTCAGTTGTTCAAATGTAGTTCCGTCAAATCTGTATGGATTACCTGTGCCATCTACCAGCATAAGTTTTTCTGTGCCATCAAAGTCATACTTTAGAAAACGAACTTTGCCAGAACCACCGATGGTTACACCTGCGCTGCCGTATGTGACATTATCACTTATCTGTGTCCAACCTGAACCACTTGACCGAAACAGGTCATCACCTCTTACAGCATATACGTTTCCACCGTATCTATGCAGACCACGCACAACGCCTGTGTTAGACAGAGCATTTGTATCAAACTTCTCAAACCCTTCAATACGTGTGTATCCACCGAAGATTGAAGGTTCAAAGTTACGCAGAATACGTGCAGAACCCGGTGCTTGAAAACCTTGCTGATATGGAGAAAGGTTTGTAATCAAGCCACCCTTAAATTCAAATGAATGGGTCTGCCATGCATCAGCCATTAGATGGGCAACCTCGCATAGCCCATTCGTCCACCGCCACCAGTGTTCTGTGGAATCATGTATGAACGTACATAGTAAGTGCGGTTAATCAGCATAGAACGCATATTCTTAATGCCTTCTTGATATTTCTCTTTAGCAATCAAAGCATCCTGCGAGTTGCCACGGAACAAGTATGCGTAGTGCATAGCACCATCTACAACTACATGCTTAAATCTTTCAGGTACAGCAGGAACGTCATCATACAGTTCCAAGTCTACAGGTACACGATAATACTCATACACTACAGTATATGCTGCATTAGGCTCTGGTGTTACAATATACTCAAGTGCAGGACCATGCGCCACCAACTGTGGTACACCTTGCCGCCCTGTGTTATTATACTCTTGGTCTACATACTTATCCAGATACTCTTCATATGTGATGATACCAAGTCGCGTGGTAGCATTACCAAGTGTGCTATCTTCCTTGATACGAAAGCTGTCAAAGTCCAGTAATTTAGCATCGTGTGGGAAAGCGTAGCGTGTCACGTTAGCCGATAAAACATCTTCTTGCTCAACGTGATTAAACGGCCAGTTGTATTCTGTCTGGTTAATATCACGGAGTGAAGCATTGATAGCATCTTTTGCCTGTGCATAAAATCCATTAGCACTAGCAAAGTTAGAAGACGTAAGTTCTGTCTCATTCAAGCGGCGATTAACTTCGTTTACAAGTCCAAGATAATTGTATGCCATTACTTTTGCCTTATGTTAAGTTTAACCGTTCGTTCAGAAGTGCTACCCGTGCTATCTACAATTTGACAAGTAAACACATATTCTCTGTTAAGAACACCACCAGCAATATTTATAGTGGCTACAGTGTTTGTATTTGTTTGCGCTACATTTTGAAGACTATCAGTAACAGTGTTACCAGAAGCGGTAGTCAAAGTTTCACCAGCATCAATCTGAGTTTTACCAATCTCTGGTGTTTTAACAAACCACACCACGGATGAAATAGTAGCGGTGTCCAGAAAACGTGACCAGTCCATGCTGTAGTCAAGTGTTTCATCAGGGTCTTTTACAGGCCAACGAAATGACATTTCTTGTTTCCTTATGCAGCCGCACGTCTTTCAGCGGCAGTAGATTGTTTTGCAACATACACTATACGTGGTGCTTGTTTTTCTACATAAGCAGTTCTTCGTCTATCGTATAGATTTTTAACTGCTTCAAAGTCAAAGATAACACCTGTAGCTGTAGGCGACCCGATAACCCCTGTTCCCTGTACACTAGCAAGAGCCTCGTCTACGTCTTCTACCAGTGTGTTAACAAAGCCTGTAGCTTGAACACCTGTTGGTCTTGCTGAGTTTCCTATGCCTACTTCGCTAACTGCTCCCGTTGCAGATACGCCAGTAAGTAGTTGAAGTGCATTAATAACAACAGAGTTTTGCTGACCTACGCCTTCTACACCAGTAACAGGAACAGTCAGATTTACTTGAATAGAACCAACAGCACCTGTAGCAGAAACACTATCTAGGTTCTCACCAATATCAATCTCAAAGCCGTTTACTTGAACTGGTGCGATAGAACCTGTTGCTTCTACACCTGTAACAGCTTCTACTACAAATGCAATCCCATATCGTGCTTTTCCGTATTCGCCTAAACCGTATATTGCGGTATACGCGGAATCGTAATTGACGGTGATGGTGTTACCCATTGCATCGCCATGCACTGTGCAGTAATAATTTAAGGTGCTAGGTGTGCGGGCATCTACTACAATAACAACTTCTGCGCCGCTAGTTCCGGGTGTTCCTGTGCTTGTTACCCCGTCTGTAAAGCTGTTTCCAAGTGCATCTTTAAATGCTAGGGTATGACCAGCATTGCTACTGTGCGAAAGGTCAAAAGTATAAGTATTACCTCTGTTAAAAGTAAGAGCAGGTTTAGCTACTCCTCTTAGATAGAAGACATCTCCAGACCCGTCATTAGCAACAGTGACATCAAAGGTGTTGATTAATACTGCTACTGTTCCTGCAGTAGCTGTTGCACTCACACTAAGTAATGCTTCTGAAGTTTGTGGTTCTACGGAACTTGCAGAAGACGTAGCTTGTACACCGGAAAGTGTTAATGCTATATTTTCAGATACAGTTGCAACAGAACCCGTTGCTTCTACGCCTGTTGTAGTAACAGTGTTAGAGTGTGTTAATGTGCCTATACTACCTGTAACAGAAACACCTGTTAGTGTGACAGACAAAGTAGCTGAAGCTGCACCAATTTGACCTGTAGCTGATACACCGGCTAACCGTTCTGAAATATCTATCTCAAAACCATTTATAGCTACAGATTCAATTGAACCAGTAGCAGATACACCGGATACAGTGATAGCGACATTAACCGCACCAAAAGACGAAGCACCGTATACACCAGTGCCGTATAGAGCAGATGTCGCTATGACAGCCATAGCTTACCCCTTACGCAATACGAATTACAGCGTTGGAAGCATCGGCAGCGGGAAACTGAATTGTCAAATCACCAGCTGTGGCAGACACAGTGCCGCCAAAGTCAATCACACAAATAGCAGAATTACTATTTGCAGTGTTATAAATAATACAGCCATCAGCAGAAGTGGTTACGTTGCTGAATACTTCATCGGCAAAGTCAACAATTGCAGTTGTACCATCAACAGAAATAGTTGCACTGTCAAGAACCTGACCACCAGCAGTGTAGTTAGTTCCCGTTGCCTCGTCAGAGTTACCAGTTACGTCTGAATAGTTAGTTGTAGCAGCACCATAAGTACCAGAAGGCGATGCTTTAATTAGTGCCAGTTTAAGTGAATCCGTGTCAAGGTCGTGCAACCCACCCAACAGTTCTTGCTTAAAGCTGGTACACATAGCAGTTGTAATTGCCATAGTTTTTCTCCAATATTATAAGAAAGGTTTGAAGGGGCGAATGGTCATTTGCCAGAGGGTCATTTGCAAACGCCCCTTCAATCTGTTTAGGCGAGTGTATCGCGGTCTACTTCGTCAGCAGACATGTCACCAGTGTCGCTAATGTCCATGCACAGTGCAAAGACACGAACCTTACCAGAAGCGATACCAGCATCAGTACCAGCAAAGGTCAGGTCAAGAGTGTCGTCAGCGGTCAGAACTGCAGGAAGACCTTTGAACTCTGTAGCAACAGATGCAGCTTGAGATGCATAGTCACCAGCAGAAGCAGCGTCAAGGTCAAAACCATCAACCCAGCCATCAGCATCAATGCTGCTGAAACCAAGGTCAATAGTACAGTCAGAACCTGCACCAGCAACGGCAGTCATAACTTCCACGCCAGCAGCAAGAACTGCAGTGCCAGCAGGAATAGTCATCATCTGCACAACATCAGCAGCAGATGGGTCTACAGTAGTAACAGCGAAATCAAGTTCGTTCTGTACCAAGTAGACGTTACGTCCACGCTGCGTGTTACCACGAGCAGAAGCGAGATTTGAAGTAATAGTAGCCATTAATCAGTCCTCCCTTAAGCCAAGTGGTAGATGGCGTTAACAAGTGCTTCAGGACGAAGAATCTTGCGGCCATACAGGTGCATACCACGAACGATGTCAGCGAAGCTGTCAGGGTCGCGGTAAGTTTCGGTCTTGTTAATCTGCTCTGCAGTTGCAACAGCTGAATCATGACCAGCTACGATAACGCCGTAGTTGGTGTTGCTGTTTGCACCAGCAAAGGAAGAACCAGTACCGACTGAAGGCAGGTTATTGGACTGATACACACGGAAGCCGTGGATTTGAGTACCAATCTGGCCGTTTTGCAAACCAGAACCACCGAAGTCAGCGTTGAACAGACGAGAGTCCTCGTCCTTCAGCACTTCCATAAATACCGGGTCAACAACCAGCCAACGACCTTGTGAGTCCACGTTTTGCTGGTCCAGCAGACGGGCCATACGTGCAATCAGGGTCAGCGGATGGGTATCACCAGCAGCCGGAGTTGCGTCAGTTGCACCACCAGTACGCGGCTGAATTGCAATCGCGTAACCAGCAGAACCAACGGAACCTGCACCGTCAGAGAAGTCGGATGCGTCCAGCTTCATGCTTGACAGCAGTTCGTCTGAACCGGCAGTAGACACAGCCTTTGAACCATTAACAACATCGTTAGCGGTATCTGCATTTGAGTGCAGAGCAGACTGTTTGTAGCCTGACAGATAACCAAGAACGTCTTGGTCAAACTGGTCAGCAAGGCGATAAGCTGCACGGTCACTTGCCAGTTGCTGGAAGTTTACGTGGCTGTGTGCCTCTTCAATGTCATCAACCTTAAATGCAAAGTAGTTAGCTTTGTCAATTGTCAGGTTGAAGTCT